GGCGCGGTCGTCACCGAAATGGGTTCAAACCAAATTAACAATTGGCTTAACACCTTGCAACAGCGCCGTGACGAGATTTTATCTGGATACGGCGTCCCTCCATCCAAGGTCGGCGTTATTGAAGCCGGTAACCTTGGCGGTGGAACGGGAACCCAACAGGACAAGACTTTCCGTGTTAACACGGTTGGCCCTATTCAGGAACTTGTCCTTGAAAAGTTTTCGTTTTCTCTTCTTTATCTTGCCTACGGCATTACCGACTGGACTCTTAAGTTTGGCGTTGTTGACTGGCGAGACGACGAAGTTATTGAGTTGATTCGCGACCAGAGAATTCGTAACGGTACGTGGACCCTCAACAAGGCTCGCTCTGACATTGGCGAACCCCCCGTCAAGGGCGGCGACGACGCTGTTCTTATTGACCGGCAAAACATGGTTCTTTGGTCTGACCTTAGCGACCTGTCAGCCGCCAACCTTTTGGTTGTGCAAAACCAGGGCGGCACGATGAACATGCCACAACTGCCAAACACTAATCCAGGGGCACCCAAAGGCGCGGGCGCAAAGAAGCCACAGTCTGCCGCGAGCCCTTCGTCGGGAAAGCCAAAGACAAGCCAAGCGCCTGCTTCTGTAGCAACGCCCAAGGCTCCATCTGGCACGGAAACGCTTTACGCCCCCTACCTGCAAGAGGATGATGAAGATGGCAATTAATCAACAACCCGAGCAAATTAACGGTGTTGTTTTTTACAGCGAAGGACAGCCTGTTTACCCCTTCTTGGGTCTTACCGCCGCCAAGGCGGCAGCACTGGTGCCAAAAGAAGTAGGCTAATATGGCTACTTCACCAACACCACAGGTTTACCATGCTGGCTATATGGGTCAAGCGGGTGCGTTTGCCACCCATTATCGATACCCGGCCGGCAGCCAAACGTATGCTCAAATAACGGCTGAGCGGAATAACCTTATTGCAGCCCGAGCGGCCAAGGGCTATTACCACAAAACTTCAGCCGCAAAGTCAAATGCGCTTAACTATCAAAGCGCCAAATATCGTGGGAACAAAACCCGAGACCGCGTATATGCCGAATTGTATCTTGCTTCCATTAAGCAACATGCAATAGGTGTTCGATGGATTGGGTATCACCAAAAAGTGACCCTCAAAAAACCGAGCATTAGCGGTAAGGTTAAAAAATTCCACGGAGAACTTGCCCCCGGTCGTTTTCTTGAACGAACCGCATGGGGCACAGCGAGAAAACCCGGTTTTAAGAACCGAATAAAACCTCGTTCCAAACGGTTTCACCATGTTCACAAATGGCGAGGCCGCGGCAAGTCGTTTACGCCGCTTTAACCACTATTTTTACAGGAGATTTAGAAATGGCCTCAACCAAGGCAGCCACTATTCGTGGTATTTTTCTGAAGCCCGGCCTTTCAAAAAACCGCCGTTTGTACACACGCGGCAATATTTCAAAAGCCGTAGAGCGTATGCAGCAACAATTGGCTTCCGGCGACGGTATGCCTTTGAGCATGGCCACAAGCCATGGTGCCGCATTTAAGGACGATGCGCTTTCAACCGTTGGCAACATCACCAGCGTTTGGCTCAACAAGGACGGCTCGGCTTCTTTCGAAGCAGACGTTCCCAACACGGCGCACGGCCGTGACATTGCCGCTCTTACGGTTGGCAAGTTCATTAAGGGCGTTTCTATTCGTGGCGAATGGCGAGGCGAGCCGCAATCGGTTACTCACACCGACGGCGGTGAAGCCACAACGGCCGATGACCTTGCTATCCACGGTATCGATTTTACAAATAGCCCTGGTGTTGATGGGGCCGAAATTCAATACGCCGCCCTTGCCGAGTCACACCGTGCCGGCAATCGCTTGGCAATCTACGAGTCTGTTGACCCTGTGGAAATTATCTCTCGGGAAGAGGAAGTCGTGATTGCAGAAGCCGCCGATATTATTCGTGACGCTGTAGAAGAGGCTGTTGAAAACGCCATTAACTCTATTGGCGAAAAGGACACCTCAAAGCCCTACGGTGACGTTACTTACGCCGACCCTGGCTACCAGAAGGACAAGAAAAAGCGTTACCCGATTAACACCGCTGCGCATGTTCGTGCTGCTTGGTCATATATTAATCAGGGCCATCACGCCAGTCTTTACACCGTCGCGCAACTTGCCCGAGTTAAGTCTCGCATCAAGTCTGCCGCCAAGAAGTTTGGCATCAACATTGTCAGCGAACACGCTATGTTGGCCGCTGACGTTCAAGAAGTTCTCGAAGCATACGCTTCTATCGCCCTTGTCAACGATGACGATAGCATCAGCATTACCGGCTATGCCACTGACCCTCACCAGTTGAAGGTTGTTGCAAACCGCATTGCTTTTGGCGCAATTGCCGCCATGCACGCCATTGACCCCGATGACGACGGCGACATTTACCTTTCTAAGCCTGACTGGTCACAGGTAGATGCAACTGGCGACGCCAGCGGCATGGGGCCAGAGGATGACGACCTAATGGCTAAGCATGACGACAACAACATGGAATGCGCCGAGTGTGGCACCGAATGCGCAGAAGACGCAATTTTCTGTCACCAGTGTGGCACGCTAGTGCCTCAAAGCCCCGTTGACTGGGATGGTTGCGATGGTTGCGGAATGTCTATTCCCCAGGCGGCCATGTACTGTTCCACTTGTGGAAAACCCGTATCACAAGCAGAGTCGAGCGACGATGCTTTAACCAAAACAGAGGAGGAAGTCACTATGACTGACGACCAGACCACTGCTGAGGCTCCGGCTGAGGAAATTGCGCTCGAATCGACCGCTTCCCGCACCATGTCCGATGCAGACCTGAAGGCATTGGCCGGCTTTATCTTGGCCGCCCAGAAGCCCGTTGAATCAACACCAGAAGAAGAAGTTGCCGCTGAGGTTGCTCCCGAAGAGGAAGAGGCCGCTGAGGCTCCTGCCGAAGAGGAAGTTGCCGCCGAGGCCACTGCTGAAGAATCTATCGAATCACAGGAGAATACCGTGAGCGAAAACCTTTTTACCGCTGAGCAAGTTCAAGCAATGATTGCTGAGGCTGCCAAGTCGGCTGCCGAGGCTGCTGTTGCCGAGACAAAGAAGAATGCTGTTGAGTCGTACCGCAACGGAGGCCAAACCTTCCGTAAGGGTTACGTCGGCAGTGGTTCAGTAGGAAACGACGCCTCTGACTTGTCAGAGTCGGAGGAACTGGACCCCCGCAAGTTGGCCGAAATGTCTTCGACGAACTTCCGCAAGGTCCAGAGCGAAATCTGGGGTTCATCGCCCTTCTTCGCACACAAGTTTGCCCAGGCCGACCGCGGCTACTAAGCAAAAGCAACAACAAACCCCCTATCCAAAATATTTAAGGAGAATTAGCCATGGCTAACGATTTGGAAGAGGCCCTTACTGCCGCGGGTGCTGCTGCACTCGTACAGAAGCAGATTGACCCCGTATTGCTTGAGTACCAGCGTCGCTATGCGCCGCTCGTTCGCTCGCTGCCGACGGTCAAGTGGGGCTCAACAGTTTACTACTTCAACAAGCGCACTCAGTTGCCTACCGGTGGTTTCGTAACCGACGGTGGTGCTCGCTCAGTGTCCGTGTCCAACTACGCTCAGGAGAACTTTCAGATTCGTCTGCTTCAGAGCGTTGGCGCCGTTACGGGTTACTCGCAGGCTGTTACCGCAGACCTGATTGGTGACTTGCGCGCCCGTGAAATCGAGGGCGCTGCCCGCGGTCTTTACTGGGACATGGAAGCCGCTATCATTTGGGGTGCTGAACTGCCCACAACATACGGCCCTTACCCGCAGTTCGACGGTCTTGACGTCATTTGCTCATCGTTCACTTCTGCTTCGACTGGTGGCCCTGCTCAGGGCATCGGCGGCGGCACAATTGACAACTACGGTGGCGAAGTTACATGGGGCGGCATTGCCAACCCCTGGACAGACGGTATCGACCAGAACGCCATCAACATGGGCGGCAACAACCTGTCTCTGGGTTCGCTTGACCTTCTTATCGACATGGTTGAGTCCAACGTTGCCGAGCCGGTTGAGAACTCCGAGTGGATGTTCGTCATGTCACCCGCGGCCAACAGCCGTCTTTCGCAACTGCTTATCAACCAGCAACGTTTCGTTGACCAAGTGGAAATCCAGTCAGGTCTGATTGTTCCGACCTACCGTGGCGTCCCTATTGTCAAGTCTTCGTTCCTGTCGCCTCGTACCAACCAGATGGGCACGGTCACAACGACCACTTCGTCCATCACCGGTACGTTGAATGGCACCTACGGTTACGTCGTTGCTCCTGTTATCGCCCGCTTTGGCGAAATCCAGGGTTCGGTTGCTGCCTCGGCGGCGCCCGCCACCGGTGGTGTTAAGTTGTCTTTCTCGACCCCCACGGGTCCCGAGGGCTCGCAGCCTACGCACTACAAGGTGTACCGCACCGCCGCTGGTGCTTCGCAGTCGGTAAACACCAACTTCACCCTTATCGGTATTGTTGACGCGTTCTACCTCGACAGCACAGGCAACACTTGGTCCACGACCACTATCACCGACACCGGCGCCGCCCTTGTCGCTGGTAACGGAACCAACGCCATTGGTGTTGCGCCCACGTCGTACTACTACAAGAACACCGGCCTCAACCCGTTGACTTCAAACGGCGAGCAGAGCATCTACCTCATGTCACGTGACCCGAACTACATTGTTCGTCCGTTCGTGCGTGAAATGCAGCCCGTCAACGTGTTCCCGACCACCGCTTCGCCCGACAGCCTGCCGTTCGCCTTTGTTGCGGACACCACGCTCGCTATTCGCGCTCCGAAGTACATTGGTCGTTTGGCTAACGTTCGTGCCGCGCTCGACAGCACCGCTGGTAACGGCTACACGCCGACCAACACGTCGTACACGCCTAACTTCATTGTTGACTAATTTAGTCAACTTGTTGTTACTGGTTAAGTAGCACACACTTCTAGTGCAGCGGGCGGGGCCCCTCGTTCCTCCCCCGCCCGCTGTGCTGGATTTATCGAAAGGTTTTGAAAGTGGTTTTGTTAGCAAAGAAAGAACTGGGCGGCGCTGCCGGACTGGTTTGGGAAAAAGTAGGCGCGGAGGGCGCTATTGAGGTACATCCTCGCCTTGCGCACGAACTACTTTCAATTCCTGGAGAACTCTTTTTTGTTGTTGAAAAAGAAGTAAAGAAGATTGAAGAAGAAGTAAAGGTTGCGGTCGAAAAGGCTGTTTCCAAAAAGGCGGCTCCTAAGCCACCTGTTGTAGAAGAAAAGCCCGGAGACGACCTCTCAGAGGCTTTAGAAGTAACATCAACCACCAAGCGACGCTCAAAGGAATAGGCTACTATGGCAAATAACGGGTCACAATATTCGGACCCCGTTGCGCTTGCCACGGTAGAAGAATTTTCAAAGCGGTATCCTGAACTGGTCGTTGATTTAGAAGCGACTACAATCGCTGATATTCTTGTCGAAGCAACGGCACACATCGAAGACATTACCGGTCGCCGTCTTGCCCCGTTTACTGGGCACATTTACCAAGACCGTCTTTTCGGGATTGACCCCGCAGAATACGGCAATAACGCTGACATGCCAATGGACATTTATGGTTCATTGGGAATGTCCCAGGCTATTGCGCTAGGCGCCTCAACACTGGTCCGCCACTTCTGGCTTGACCACTGTGCGCCGGCATACCCTGAACTTTGGACTTACACCATTGAGTCCATGACCATTTTCCGCACATACGGCGACTACCAGCCTATTGACTTTTTGAACGGTGGCGTTCGCGGACCTGACGTAACTGACGGTCACGTTTGGATTCGCCTCGGAACATTTGCGCCCGAAGGCTCCAGAATTCAAGTTGTTTACAGCGGCGGCTACACCAACGGCATACCGGCCTCGCTTCGCCGCGCCTGTCTTTTCCAGGCCGCAAAATTTATCATGCTTGAATTCGAACCTCAAACGCGCCGTGAAATGAATCTTGACCAGATGGACCAGCAAATCAATAAACTGATTGGTCCTTGGGTCCGCGGCTAATGCCAGTCAAGGCAATTGTTTATGGCCAAGGCGTTTTTAAAAACTCAAATGCTTTTAAGGACATTTCATCTCGCCTTGAGTTAGTCAAAGAGCGCCTTAAAGACCCCCAGCCCGCCCTAAACTCCATTGTTGCCGAATTCGGAATGATGGAAGCCCGCCGGTTTATGAGTGGCGGTTACGCGCCAGAATTTGGAATTAAAACTTTTTGGTCTTCGTTGTCGGAAGGCTATGGCTATGGCAGCAATTGGTCTACTTATAGCGAACGCGCCGTTAAGGGCGGAAACCCGTCGGACACAGCATTGCTCAATTTTGGTTATTTGGCCAAAGCCGCTTCGGACCCCAATTTGAAATATGTTGGCACCAAAGCCATCGAAATGACAATTGACCCAAACCGTGAAGCACCGGGCGGTTATTCACATAACCACAATTATGGAGCGGTTCACCAACTCGGACTCGGCAATAATCCCAAACGACAATTTGTTACAATTAGACCGACATTTATTGCAATTGCAAATAGAATTATTAAATTCTACGTTCTTGAGGGAACCGCCAAGGAACAAAAACGAGAGAATGTAAAGATTCCCTCCAACTCTTATCGCACCGATGCTCTTAAAAGAGATTTGCGCAAATTTGAGAACAAGATTAAAAAACGAAACCCCAACGAAGAATTTCGTCCGTTTGGGCACCCCATGGACATTCACTATGGGCGAGGCCATAAAATCGGTTCGGAACAGACTAAACTTCTTGGCGGCAAAACACTGGGCAAGAGGACGCGGTAATGGTTAAAAGAGAATGGTGGACCGATTGGTCCATGAACAATCTTGATGACGCTTACGGCCCCGTTTACGGCGGTCACTCTGTTCAAGAGGCTTTTTATACAACGCTTCAAACCTGGTTTCCAACTTACATTGCAGAATTCAATCGTGCATTGGGCAGCAATGTTTTGTCGGTTCCTTTTGAGTACCGGCACCGCCCCGATTTTCGGACATTGCCCAAAAACGCCAAAGCGGCCGTTCTTGTAACGGTTCCAGGCACGGCGGGCCAGCCAGAGATTTACCAAAGCAATGT